GCCTGTTTCGTCAATCCAACACGACGACCCAAAGTGCAGGTCAGTAGGAGACATAACAACAGCGTATGGGTTAACATCACCCATTTTTATCTGAGGTACCTTCTTTCTTGGTAAATGACCCTTACCCAAAGCCTCTTTGAAGTCACCGTAAAAAGCCTCGTCAAGATTACGCCACTTGTGAGCGGCCTTAGCCATAGCGTTGTAGTGCGCTCGTTGCGACCTAGCCAACGCACTCTGCCTCTTTAACTCAAGAAAGTCAACAACCATTTCGTCTTCCGACATACTCATCATTTGCTCGTCAGTGTAGGGAGACATCGGGTGCCTCCAATTATGCTGTTTAATGTAATCCTGCATCCACAAAATAGGGAAGTGGAACGCACTAGCCATCTCAGCGACAGTAAATCTCCCACCCTCATCGCTGTATCTCTTTTTCATGTCTCGATGTTTGTCTCCCTCGACCTTGATAATCGCGTTAGCCTGTGGGATAAACGTAAAATATATATCCTTTTCATCATCATAGTAACTTCTCATTGCCTCTGGTGCATCTATAGCATATTGCTCTTTAAGGTCATCTGGAACGTTCATAGCAAAGTTTGGTTGTGTAGCACTCATTTTTGATGGTCTAAAATTAGTATACTCTATTTCCCCTCCTGCTCTCTTCCAACGCATGATAGCGTTGCGCCAAGCATTTACACTTCGCTTTGGCTCTAGACCGTGCAGGAATCTAGCAAAGTCACTCTCACTCTTAAATTCACGCGCATGCGCGTACTTCTCAATCATATCTGTTCCGCCGAGCATCTTAGTGCGCCCGGAGAAGGTCTTATCCTCCTTTCCCATTAACCTATGCGAGTAGCAGGGGATATATAACGATTGCGGTGGGCTGTATTGTTTTTATTTATTTTGTCAAGCCCAGAAAAAATAAACACGCATACTGCAAGCCTGTCAGGTAATTCTTTTTTTATTTCAATAGTGTTTTTAGAATGGCGGCTGCTCACCCACTATTTAGATTAGTAAACTAAGGGATTAGTTATAGTATTTTAGAAACATACTATAGAAAAAATAAAACAAATACCAGAAATAGGCGCAGTACCACGTTTTATTTTTTTTGTAAATTGCTGAAAAAAAAGAAAAAATAAGGGAAAAGGTTAAAAAACACCTACTATTAGGGTTAAATATGTCTGAGCGTAAGTGGTATCAGTTTTGGCGTGGCGAAGAAGTCAAACCAAGCAACGTAAGTGCAAGAGTGAGTACAAAGAAAGAAGGATTTAGAGCGGTAGCGGGAGTACCGGATGTCATGCGTGACACGGAAAGGTTGCAAAAAGACAGCAACTACGACAACGAGTTTGACATGTACGACCTCATGCTAAAACTTGACCCCGAACTAAACGGCGCTGTTCGCGCTGTTAGCCTCACGGCCAACAACTACGAGATAAATTACGCTAAAGGTAAAAACGCAACTATCCGCAATGCAATCAAAGAATTGGTAGAAGATACGCTAGACTTTGATGACATCCTGATTACTGCTCTCAGAAACCTTATGGTGTACGGAAACGACATCAACAAGATAGTAGGAAGGCAAGGCGTGGGTATAACAAACCTACAAAGCCTACCTGTCAAGCAAATAACTATAGTAGATGAAAGGGGCGGACTAGAAAAGAGTTTTAACGCCGATGAGGAAAACCCTATCATACACCCAGACCAGTACATTCTTAGGGAGCAGAAATACAATACTGTCGCAATCCCCGCACAGGAGATACTACACATAAGGGTTGACTATCGTTCTAACTGGTTTGTTGACAACAAGGGCCGCAAGACCTATGGCGTGTGGGGTGCATCTAGGTTTACCGCGCTCAAGCAAGCCATACGCATGAAGTACAACAGTCTTAACAACCGTTTGTCCCTTGAGGACAGCATGACCAAGCAGTACATCACGATTGACAAGTCTGCTATAGAACACATCCAAGACCCCGCAGAACAAAGCGAAAGGCTAAATCACATTATGAGTGAGGTTATCAAACTGTTTGAGGGACTACGAGGCGACCAGATACCTGTGCTACCTCACTACGTCAACCTACACCACGTTGACCTTGAAAACAGCCTACCTAACAGCGGCGACTTCTTGGATGCTATAAACGCAGATATAGCAGCCGTGCTACAA